TCACACCACTTCTCATCCTCCGGGTCAGAGTATCCAGTGACGCTGGAACGTTTGGCGGAGAGTATAGGATTCGAACCTATGCGCCACTTTCGCAACGACAGTTTAGCAAACTGCTGCCTTGACCACTCGGCCAACTCTCCATAATATGGTACACCGTACGAGATTTGAACTCGTGTACCCGCCGTGAAAGGGCGGTATCCTAACCCCTAGATGAACGGTGCGTAAATACTCGATGCTGCAATTTGAAATTCAATTTAAAAACACTCCAGCTCTGCTTTGTCAGTTGCATGATACAGAGTTGGCCACTCGCTACTACCACTTGTTAAAACAACAATATCAGGATGATTCCCGACCCATCTTTCGAGACCCTCAACGCTATGATTTAACGTATTTTAAAGAACTTTGCGTTAAAGGTCAACAGATTCTTGGCTGGGATTGGGCACGTGATGTTTACGATTTAGCAACCACTGTTCAGTTGCACAAAGACATTGAAGCGTATCTTGCACACGGCTATGAAAATATTCCCAAAGAACACGATGAGGTGCTACACGAACTACATTTTGCTTTGCATGCCATTGAATCCGGCTCTCAACGATCAACTTGGTTGCAAATTGAATGGCACAACGATCTAGGATTTCCAATCTCAGCTGATGAGTATCCAGGCAAAACAACTCTTAATTTTGGCGATATACGATTACAAAATCCCTATGTAGGACATCATCCACAATTCATATATCAACAACGAGATTCGGCAAACATCTCACAGACTTGTCGGTTTCATGATTTCTGCAAGCCAGGCATCAATCTTGTAATAGAAGATGGCGGCGAAGATGTGCCAATCAACTGGGAACACTACCTTGCTTTTTTTCGACGTCATGCCAGTGAGTTTTTGGCACAGCACAGTGAAGAAAAACTCTGTAAATTCACCGGACATCCCACAGTGGGCAGCATAGTGAATCTTGAAGATTTTCGCACTGTGTTAGACAATTCCTATCTTGAGTTTGACAGTATAGTGTTTTAAGTCAGGCCGAAAGATGATCTTTTTTAATTTCTCGAACATCACACTTCAGCAACTCTGCCGCAGAGTTCTTTAGCACCAACCGCTTGTTGTTCCAATCACGTATGGCTATGGCCCTGCGTCCGATCTCTTCCAAGGTGAGCTGATGTTCAACTCCGGTCTTGAGCTGCCATTCAGCATTCCAAATTTGCCTGTGAATATCAGTGAGTTCCTTGATGTGCTGATCAACTTCAGGCGAGGTTTCAAACTTTGCCCACTGTGTTTCATACCAAAGTAACTCTTCTTGATTGGCAGAAGTTTTTTCCCATTTCAAACGGGCAATGCACAATCTGTCAATTAGTTCCAATGCTGGAAAAAAGCTCACGTGTTTCTCCTATCTAATAATTCCAACCAACGTCGTATGTCTCCATGCAACGTGGCCATCATTGCTTCGCGACTGCCAAACAATACCAACTGTTTTTTCTTTGCATCTATGTAATAAGGTGTGGTGAGCTTCTTGTCAAGTTCTACCATGAGCCTGTGATTGGCAGGTGCATTGATCTTCCAATTCTCAAACTCCAATACACCTGCCATTATAGCATATCCATCGGGGGTAAGTCTATAGCCACCCGTGCCACGAAAATTTTTCCACCAAGCCAACATGGCTTCGTTGACACTGATTTTTTCTGAATCAGGCAACAATGCAACCAAACGTGCAGTAAGGTCGCGTCGCTGCATGTTCATTATGTGGGGTAAATCTGATCGCCAGATTTCAACAACATCACTGAAAATTTATCTGTTTTGAATTGTGTGTTGAGCTTTTTTGCAAGATTGACTGCATGTCCAGGATTTGAAAAACTTGATTTTTTATACTTGGGCCCAGGGAATTGCGTCAGCATGTTGGCAGTTTTGAGATTAATGGGTTGGCTATCAAAAAACACAGCCCAAACTCCATCACTGGCTAGAATCTGCTCAGTTTTGTAAGTTTGTTTGTCAGTTAATTCAAGCAGCACTTGTGGCTTCGGACGCGACATTGTTGTCTCCAATATATCTAGCTATTATTTATACCTGGAATCAACGCTAGAATTTGGGGGCAACAACTTCAATTTGCATGGGTTCTTGTGCGGCTGCAGTGGTTTGCTGCTCTAGCTTCATCAATAACTTAGTGATGTCGGCGTGTAGATCTCGGGCATCTTGTATGGGCATGGAAAAATCACGCTGCCCTCGAGCCTCAAAACTTTTGAGTCTATCAACAAATCTTGAAATGTGTAGACTCACTTGGCATCCTCTTCACGATGAAACGGGCCGCGATATTCGTATCTTTGTAAAGTGATCAATTTGGGGTTTTGTTGCACACACCAGGTGTTGTTTTGCCTTACTGCATACCACCCAGCTGCATGCCATGATTTACTTTTCTTTGTTTTGGTAAACAATGGCAAATGTTGCTTGACTTCGTACATGGCATTGTAGGATCGGCAACCAGTATCAAAACCATACACAGATGTATCTTTGGGTGCGCGACTTGCGGTGATGGATTCAAAGTCAATGCCCACACGACTTTTGACCATGCGGATGGTTTTAAACTTTTGAACCTGATCGTTGATTTTTACTTCAAAGCCATCATTTGTGGCTTCGATGTTGCCAACTTTTTCGTCGCCCTTACGCAGGATCCAAAATTGGTTTTCTATCACTGGTTTTGCTAGTATTATCATTGAGTGCTCCTGGATATGTTGCATTGAGCCAGCGACCATACTGCTCGGCCGACTCAGATATTTTTACAAGATCGTGTCGTCCACAAAACTTCATAAAACGTACACCAACTTGTCCAATGTCTTTGTGCGAGACTTGTTCTGATATTGCGCTGTCAACTTTGGTTTTGATCTCCTCGGGTTGTGCGGTGAGATCTACCAAGGTCACGTTTCTGTTGTAGTCGTCTAACACACGATGTTCTTCACCGTTGTGATCAGTCCAACGCTGCAACATCAAATTGTTCCATGCATATCCTTTTGCATGACGATCCGCATAGGCTTCTTGGAGGCCAACTTTGTTCTTGGTGCCTTTGGTTCTAACTCCTGGATAGGCCGAGAACACATTGTCCGACGCGTCGCCACGCATGCATTTTTCAAACAGCAGCCATGTGGGATCTGGAACAGTCTTTGGTGCTTTGGTTTTCTTGTCAATCACCAGTTTGCCCTTGGCATCAAAAATTCCTTCTAACGTAATAAGTTCATCAGTGATACCATTGAACTGTTGTACATTATTGGCCAACAGTTGAACAAAGTCTGTGTCTGAACTCACCACAAAGTGTTCATCATTGGGATGCAATGCAATGAAACGTGCAATGACATCATCGGCTTCGGCTTCGGGGTGTCGGATTGCCGAACAGTTTGTTTGTTCAATAATAAATTTACAAAAGTTATCATAGGTTTCCCAGAATAACTTATCTTCTTCTTGCTCGGATTCGGTCAATGCAGCACGAGCTACAGCACGATTCTTTTTGTAAGGTTCATAAAAATCTTTGCGCCAGCTACGACCTTCCAACGCAAACACCACATGGTCGGCTTGAAACTTACCAACAACTTTGTTGATAGCTGCCAAGGTAATGTGCAAAGCATAGCCGACTTTTTCTTCAGCTGACGCAGCACGGAATGCCACATGCCTGGCACGGAAAAACATGTTTGCAGAATCAATCAATACGTATCGCATATCAAGGTACCAGTTTGTGAGTGTGTACGTAGTTTAACACAAATTTAGCCCAAAAGCAATGGGCATCCGCGCCGAAATGCCAACTGTCTTTGTTAACAGTTTTGTAACCATTTTCACGCAGCATTGTATTGAATGTAAAATTTAAATCGTAAGGCCCCAGATAGTTGTTGTGCCAGTCTTGTTGATAACGAAGCCCGTCAAACTGCTGATTGCCATTGAAAAACACATGAGGTATGTTTCGGTCCAGCATCTCGCAATGCAACTTCCAAATTTTGTGATGCCAGAATGCTCGACGTTCTATCCAGTTAATTGATCTTATGAATTCCTTGTATTGCTCTTGATGTGACTCTGGTACCGAGTCGGCACCTGACAGCCCAACTTGGTAGAATTCGCCATCAATTTCCCATTCTTCTCGTTCCCAGGTGCTCCATTGAATCACCATTAGAACATCGTCGTTGGTTGCAGTTTCATCCATCCAACGACGAGTAGTGCGCATAATTCTTGTATTGCTGGCACCTGACTGTGCATCGCAGTCTAAGATGGCGTTGAAATGGTTGGCTAGCTCACACCCGTAGCTCACACGTTCGTTAGCAGGATGAGGACGCTTACCTAACCCATAGTAAAATGGGTCGTCCTCGGCCCATCCATAAGGTACAGCAGCTTCGGCTGCTGCGGCATGGCTATCTCCGTTGACATAAATTATCATTGTTTTTGCTCAACACTGGGATTAAACTGTTCAACTGACCTCAGTGAATCCGCCACCCAAGTTAACAGATTTGGTAAATCTCTGAGGATTCATGGCTTCTTCCTGCTCCCAGGTTTCCAGCACCACATGCCTGCATACATTTTGGAACCAACGATCCACAATGACATTTTCCTCTTCATCGGACTTCATTTGATATCCGGCACGAGTAAGATTGGTAATAAATTTGTCATTCCAATCTAATTCAAAACTGCCTTGATGTAAGTTAGCAGGATCTATGTCCATGCTGATGATAGCAACATAAGGTTCACCTTTTTCGGTGGCCAGCTCTTTGGCTGTTTTTGGTGCCGGTGCTGACGCCCTAGTGCGTGGCTCAGCCGGGGTCTTGGCTGCTGGTTTTTTTGGTTTAAAAAATTTGTCGAACAAGCCCATATTATCCTTTTAATTTTAACAACAAGAACTCGCCACGAGCATACCAACGGTCTTCAATTTCTACTGCACCTGACGGCCCATAGGTTGATCTTCGTGCTCGTACTGCAATTTTGCCCCATAACATTTGTCCACTAATACAACATCGCCGCGGCCAAACGCTTCTTTGATATTCTATTTTGGCGCTTTGTAAAAACCACAACTTAGAGTTCTGATATTGATCTGTATAAAACAAATATTCTTCCCGACTAGGTGACTCATTGTTCAGTATGATCGAGTCGTCCCCAACGTATCTTGAGCCATATTCTTTCATGAATGTAATAATCAATACTTAATAAAATGTGTAATGCTGTGGCAAATCCAGTGGCACTGCTGATATCACCAGTAAACAGATATGTCCAGAAGATTGTAAATGCCCATGCAGTCAAGCGATAGGTCAGCATCCTGACTACTGTGCGCTGTTTTGTTTCAGTCATTCAAGTTCCCCAGGCGTTGCGCCAGATGTCTACTTGCAATCTAGGACTGTATCTATAGCCATGTTTCATAGCCAGTTCAGCCACTTGTGGCACATTGAAGTTGTATAAGTCAGCAACGCCACCTGTGGGCATCAAGTAAACAGGACCACCAAAGCCAGCTCTGCGGAATTGATACACTGCTTCGTTGACATCTTTCAAATCATCATCGTTGGATACAACAAACTTGAGATAGGTCATGCCCACCATCTCATAACTTTTGACAATTTCGGGACGTATAGCATCTTCCCACCGCTCACCTGAGCATGGTAGTTTGGCACTGACACTGAAAGTCAGGCGATCATAATCTCTACCATGCCTAGTAAATTCTTCAAACAAGTATTCTCTAACGTCTTCATGTAAAAACTGAGTGCCATTGGTTTCAAATGTAATGTTGCGCAGGCCTTGCTGGCGACATTTTTCAATAAGTTCAGGATATTCAATCTGGTAGCCCAGCAATGGTTCACCGCCAGTGATAACCAAATGTACATCGTCACTGATGATGTCTGGACTCCACTTGTTTTTGGGAATCATGCCATGCATACGATCAGCAATCTCATCCAAGGTCATAAATGGTGACAGATGTTTAAACGCCGGATGCCATGATGCATAGCTGTCA